TGTAGATATATTAAAAACTGTAAATGGTCTCAAAGACGTAAAAAACACATCATTAGCTTTGAAAAAAGTAGAAGCATTGTTCTCGACTTTAGATGCGCTACCTGAAGCAGAAAGAGTTATAGCAAGACAGCAGTTATCAGATACTTTAAAAGAGTCTTTTCATTTAAATTTAGTTGATACTTCGCTCAAAAAAAGTCAAGGCTCTTTTGTTATGAACCCAATTACCTATCACAGGCAAGTACAACAGTATTTAGCGGATGATAATTTAAGAGGAATGATGGGAAAATTTATGTCTCAAGAAGAAATTAATAGTCTCAATGAATTTTCTAAACTTGTAAAAGAGACAACACCTGGTGATTTCAACAATGCATCTAACACCGCAGCCACATTACAAAGATTGCAAGAAAAAGATGGAATTCCTAATCTTTTCACAAAAAACTTAGGTAAACTTTACGCATATAATTCAGGGGGGCTAAAAGGTTTATTTACATATAGAACAATTACAAGCCTCAAAGGTATACCATCTAAAGAATTAGAAGAATTAAATATTACAAAAACCTTAGAGCAAGTACAAGGAGAGATTCCAGAGGATGTAAGTAGAGCGATGGGTTTTGCTTTATCTACAAAAGGATTACAGGAGTCACTAGCGCCAGTAAAAATAAATAAAATAGAAAATATACTAAATTATGAACTGCCTGTTTTAGGAACTACAGATGACATTAAAAAATTCAGAAGCAGAGTTGTTGGGCTAGAAAATATGAATGACGAACAAAAAGAACAAATCAAGAAGCAAATCGAAAATAGAGAGAAAATAAAGAGAATACTTAGATGATACCTTTTGAAGTCATAACAATGCTTGGCTCTAGTTTGTTTACTGGGCTACTTTCTATATGGTCACAGAAATCTAAAGACGCAGCAGATCAACAAAAGTATCTTATGCAAAGAGCAGAGATAAATCGTGCATCAGTAGAAGATGCAAGAAAAGATAACAGTCAATATCAATCTACAACAAGAAGATGGATGGCATTATTAGCTGTGTTCTTCATTATCTGTTTACCTAAACTAGCAGTATTCTTAGACCCATCAGTACAAGTACACCTTATGTATCTTGAGCAAGTGAAAGAAGGTTGGTGGATATTTGGCAGTATCGAAGAAGTAACAACATTTCAAGGAATATCAGGTGTAGTTATTACTACAGCAGACACACATTTTTTAGCAGCGATATCAGGATTCTATTTCGGTTCTGCTGCAACAAGGAGATAACATGGTAGCTAAAAGATATCAAAGCAAAACTGGTGGATTAAACGAAGCAGGAAGAAAACATTTTAAACGCACTACAGGTGCTAATTTAAAAAGACCTGTAACAGGTAAAGTAAAGCCAGGATCAAAAGCTGCAAAAAGACGTGCAAGTTTTTGTGCAAGAATGTCTGGTGTTAAAGGTCCTATGGAAAAGAACGGCAGACCAACTCGTAAAGCGTTGGCACTTCGTAAGTGGAAGTGTCGTGGATAGAATTTATTTAGCACTCGTTATATTAGTTGTATTAATCTTAGGTTACGCAATAGAAGATGCTGTATCTGATGTAACCTCAAGTGGTGCAACAACAAATAACCAGACTAATTCTCAGGGCAGTAATACATCTATATCAGGTGGTTACTCACAAGAGACAACTAATAACTATACTGGTGGACAAACTAATACCACAACTAATTCTACAACTAATAATTCTAATCAAGAGACTGCTGTTAATTCTGCAACAGCACCTGCTATGTCAGTATATGGTCAAGACAGTTGTGTAATACCCCTTTCTATTGGCATGACTGTCATTGGCTTCAGTACATCTATGGGAACTTATTATCACGATATGGAATGTGAACGCAGAAAAAAAGCTAAACTACTTAATGGTTTAGGTATGAAAGTCGCAGCGATATCATTAATGTGCCAAGACAAAGCTGTATGGAAATCTATGATGGATGCAGGTACACCATGTCCTATAGATGGATTAATCGGTGAACAAGCTAAACAAAGATGGGATGAACTCGGTAATGAAAAAGTTTTTGATTCTGTTAATGCTACCTCTATTAGCAAACGCAGACACCACAGAAAATCTCCTTAATCAACAAATTTATGATGGCAACAACTTTGCCAATGGTTGGTCTGGAACAAATGACCACAATCATGGCAATAATATTGCAGCAGGTGTTGATGGAGAATACATAGAAAACAGTATCTCATTACAAAATGATGCAGGATTATCTAAAGGTGTAATTAATAATGGGTTTACATCTACAGCAGGTGCAGATATTTGGTTTTGGAATCAGATAGAACAAAACGTAGAGATAACACAAACCTTAGTAGATGATAATGGTAATGTAACTACACAGACTAAAACTATAAATAACGATGGTTGTTATTATTGCACACATACTGATTCAATTATTATTGGTAATAATAGCCAAGAAGATTACGACATAACAGTTAGATATACTTTCAATGAGAACAGTAATTCTACATTTCACTATGGTGCTGACTTAAAAAGCCCTACATTGTTTATAGAGTATGACCCTGTAGTAGTAGATACAACAACACAATTAGCTATTACAGAAATATCGAATGACATACAAGAGATATATATAGAAGAATTTATTTACGAAGAACCTGTTATTCAAGAAGTGGTATTTGAAGAACCAATTGTAGAGATAATAGAAGAACCTATTTTTATAGAAGAAGAATTTATCGAGGAGACTATTGTATTAGCCCCTACTATGATAGAACCTGAGATAGTAGAAGAAGTTATAGAAGAACCTGCTATCGAAGAAGTATTTGAAGAAATAGTTGAAGCACCTGTGGAGGAAGTAAATGAAACAGAAGCTGTCGAAGAAACAGAAAGAGATACAGACATTAATGAAAGTAACGGAGATGTTGTCGCAGAAGAAACCCAAGTCGATAACGAGAGTCGGAGTTTTGAAACCGAACTAACTATAGAAGAAATATCTATTAAAGTAGCAGACAAAATTAAAACAATAGATGGTCAGCTAAAAGCTACACAAATGATAGTAGCTAAAGTCATAGCTAAAGATAATAAAATATCTTCTTACTCAAAAGTAAACACAGATATATTTATACAACCTGAATTACAAAGTATTGATATAGGTACATATACTAATAGTAACTATGTTGATATTAGAAACATTTACCCAAATCAAACTTACGAGGACAGACTATGGACATCAAGACAATAGCAGGAATACTAGGACTAGTTATTACATTAGGTGGTTTGTTTGTTCAAGTTGGGCAAATATTAAACAGATTAGAAGTGGTTGAAGCAAGATCAGTACCTAATATTGCTCCACTAGAAAAAGAATTATCAATACTTAGAACAGAATTAGAGGGCTTAAAAGCTAGAAATAGTAATCCTTTGATGCGATGATAAAGATAATTAAGTTCTTATTAAGTAAGGTAAGAACGAAATATCTAAGACCTGAACTATCAGTCTTAGAGTTTATACTTATATTGGTTATGTCATATTACATCACTAGATGGATATATGCTTAAACTAATAGGAGGTAACTATGAGTGCAAATATACCTTTTACAAAAAGGGAAATGCAAATCATCAAAGCAATCCATTCGATTGATCCCCAAGCAGAAATCAGTATAAAATCGAGGATAAATAATAGACTTGATTATAAATATGGGGGCGTAGTTTTTCTAAATTGCGAACCTATTACCTGGGATGAAATCATGGATAAAATAGATGAAGAAGAAAGAAGACCTTATTAATCGACCTGCCCATTATACCAAGGGCATAGAGACGATTGAATACATCAGGTCATGGGATATGGATTATGTTCGTGGGAACATCGTAAAATACGTTACCCGATTCCCTTACAAAGGCACACCTATACAAGACTTAGAGAAAGCTAAGTGGTATCTCGAATATTTAATTAAACAGGAAAAAAACAAATGACCATACATAATAATGGTGGCAATCTTAGTAGGGTTGGTATCATACAAAGAGATGATGATGGCAATGCTTTACGTTGTCCTCATTGTAAGTCTGAGCATTTAATTAAGAATGGACATGATGGTACTGAAAGAAAAGTAAGAAGATGGAAGTGTAAAACTTGTGGAAAGAAAACATGTCATCCAGAAGTAATGAAAAACTATGAACTAGAAGAAAGAACAGAAACAGATTGGACTACAGAAGAACTAATTGATGCAAGAACGGAAGTCTTTAAAAGAAAAGATGCCAGAGAAAGAAAAGATAAATTTATAAATATAAAAATAAAAGACCCAAAACCTATAGGTCTTTACATACAAGGCGACCCTCATGTTGATGATGATGGTTGTGATTGGATATCACTTAGAAACCATATAGATATTGTTAATAAGACAGATGGTATGTATGCCTGTTCTGTTGGTGACTTGTCTAATAACTGGGCTAGACGTGGTAAGTTAGCAGGATTATGGGCAGACCAAACGACTAATGGCGAACAACAATGGCAGTTAGTAGAATGGTTAGTCAATGCAACACCTTATATATTTATCGTTGCAGGTAATCATGATATGTGGGCTATGGAGGGCGATCCTATTAAATGGATGTGCAAACCACTAAAGTCTGTATATTCAGAACATAACGCAAGACTTAAAATCAAACTACCTAAACACGAAATAAAGGTAAATTGTTCTCATAACTTCAGAGGACACTCAATGTACAATACAGCACACGGTATTGTTAAACACGCATTGTTCAATGCAAGAGACCACTTACTCATAGCAGGTCATACTCATGTATCAGGATATAGTCCTATCAAAGATGCTAACTCAGATAAGATTATGCATTGTGTACAGGTTGGCTCTTATAAGAAATACGATAACTTTGCAAGACAACTGAATCTTCCATGTAAGATGATGTCAGCTTGTGCTGTTGCTGTATTTAATACTGAACTCACAGAAGACCATCCAGACTTCATCAAGATATTCTGGGAAGTACAAGAGGGTGCTGATTATCTTAATTATCTAAGAAGCAAAAAATGAAACCAAAATTAGTAGTCATTAATTGGGAAGACGCAATCACCCCAACATCAGGGTGGACAAATATAAAAGAATTAGAAAGCACATTAGCTGACTGTATATCAATCGGATTAGTCGTAGATGAAAACGACAAAACTATAACAATTGTTAGTCACATCTCAGGAAGTGATACACAAGTAGATATAGATGGGAGTCTCGTATTGGATAAGTCTTGGATTAAGTACAGAAAAGATTTACCATTACCTAAAGAGACAATTAATAAATTAAAGATATGGTTACTGGAGAACGCAGATGCCCAAAAAAATAAGTAAAGAAGACGAAAAAAAATTTATAGACGCTTTTGTAGAAGGAGCGACAGCAGGAAATGCAACTGCCACTGCTAAAGATATGGGATATAAAAGTCCTAGGACAATGGGAGCATATCTCAAAAACAAATATTCTGAAGAAATTAGAAAAAGAAATGAAGACAGAATAACATCAGCATCCGTTAGCGCAATATCGGTTCTAAATGATTTGATGATCAACTCGGAACAAGATTCTGTAAAATTCAATTCAGCAAAACTCGTAATGGAGTTAGGCGGTTACAGTTCACAAAGTATAAATCTGAATGTTGAAAAAGGACAAAATAAGTCTGATGAAGAACTAATTCAAGAGTTACAAGTCCTCGCAACTAAGATTCCAGGTCTAAACAACAAATTATTGGGTATAAAAGAAGAAACTCAAGAAGATTTAGGCGACACCCACGATAATGGGTCTACAATGGACGAGAACAGAGTTATTAATTAACTGATAGTTTCATATAACTGCACCCTCTAAAATGGCAAATAAGCTAAATTAGAGGGTGTTTTTTTATGTTAAGAGTCTTGGTTTTCAGGATTCTCCTGATTTTGCTCAGAATTGCCCTCAACCAACTTTTGATATCTCTTTTTGCTATAATCTTTGTCATAGTCAGGATTATTTTTATATCTTTCCCGTCTTTGAGCATTGATTCTCTCACGATTTTTCTTTCGATACTCTGCGTGATATTCAGGATTATAGCTTTCCTTATTTTTCTTCTTCCACTTTTCGGGATCTTTCTGATAGATTTCCTTTTTCGGCATAACTACCCTCCAAATGGTTCATCATCTCTTGTTTCGATTACTAAGTTGCAATCTCCCAAATCTTCTTCATCATCACCCTGTCCTGGATTGGACCAAAGAACCGCTTTATAGATACCAGGCTCTATTACAATTCTTTTCTCTACCTTGAACTTAGAGTTTTGTGTTATTGGTTTCGGCAACTTGCCATGCTCCTCGAAGTGCATTGCAAATATCTTCTTAACACCATTCCATAATTTAGAATGTGTGCTTTCATTAAAAAGTTTGACGTTCATTATTTTAGCCATCTTTATTCTCCATGATTTATTAATTTAATTTTACTTATGACATCGGCAAAAACCTTTTTATAGTCTTTAGGTTTAGATTGCACTTTGCCACCACTCACTAATGCTTTTGCATACTCTAGTAAAGCAGCATCAACATATTCTTCAAACTCAAGATCACGTTCATATAACCACAACTTGTATTCTGTCGGAGACCATCCGAAAAAGTATGTGTACTTGATGTCATAATCGTTATCTTGTTTGTTCACTACCATTTGTTGCATAACAATTTGGCAGAGATATTGTTCAGGAAAACCTTTATCAAAACATGACCTACCAATGTCAGGACATTTAATTTCTAGGAGTCCATCTTTATCAATAACGCCATCAGGTGTTGCACTAATATCTACAGACCCACCACTGCATGAGTAATAGTTTTCATAAACAAATCTGTCAACATCTTGGTTTTCAAGGATAAAGTCAGGTACTTTTTTCATTACAAGAATAAACTTTGCCAAAGCATTTTTCTCATTAACTTTCCCAAAATCAACCCTATCTTGCCCAAATGTAATTGGCTCAACGATTCTATCTCTATCTAGTTTTAACTGTGTATTTCTAGCCTTATACTTTCCGTACACATAATTTTGAGCCATTGACCCTCTCAGTCTGTATTTATTATCCATCAATAGCACTGCCTAAATCGAAAGGATCTGTGCTTTCATTAATCTCACCCGACTGTAATTTTTTCTCTAATATCTTTTTCTTTTCTTCAGGGGTCTTGGCATTGTCGACATCTTTTACATGATTATCTTTAATATGTTTCTTGATTTGATGTGGCTTTACCTCTTTACCCTCGTCTAAATCCTCAGAAGTTTCTAAGTTCAAGATATTTAAGAAAGCATATTTACGAGCATAACTCATACCTTTTCCTGTCGCATGGTCATTGAGAGAAAAATGTGATGACGAACAAACCTCTATCATTTCCTCTGGATTTTCTATGTTTATTAATTTCATATGACAAACCATGGTTGCATAATCCATCCCTTTCCCTTGTGTTATAACAGGTTCATCAAATGTACAAACAGGATATAAGCCCTCTTGGTTAAGAGCATCCATTGCAACTTTACTCACTGAATCGTGAGATAAAGGATTCCATTTAACTCCTTCTGCTTTCGTTTTTGTTACAATTTCAGCAGATTTAGAAGCATCTGCCAACTTCTGATATATATTTTTTTTCATTTACTTTCCCATAAAAGTTTATTACAAGAGAGCCTATCACAAGATTGTTAACAAAGGAATACTTGACATAAGTTTTTTTTCAACTAGTATAATTGATATTAATATAGTTATTATATTAATAATAATTATTATATTAGTATTAATATATATAAATATATATACATATATATAAATATATAAATATAAATATAATAATATATATAATAGTGTAGATAGGAGAGGGCTATGACACAACAAGAGTTTGAAACGCTTATGACCAGGATAGATGAAACTTATTCTAGTCAGCCAAAGATGAACGACACTCAGAAAAGTATTTTTTATGCAGCAATGAAAGATATGAATTACAAAGATGTAGTGGTCGCATTTATTGAACACACAAAAGTAGATCAGTGGAAACCAACCGTGCCGAAACAATTGCTCATGCACATGCCTGTAGAGTCATCACTAGCTAAAAAGTTTGTACAAAATTTCTTTGACAGAAAGACAATAACAGACTTAGATGCGGTGAAAGTTTTGAAAATGATGGGGCATGACAGATTGAGAAGGTCACTAGAAAAGGATTTACCTAACATAATCGAAGAATTCGATGAGTTGTACAAAGCTCGAAAATTCAAAGATACGAAGAAAAGGTTGCCTGAAATTATTACAAGCACTGCGAGGGCATTACAATGGAAGAAATGAGGTTCAGTCAAATAGATATCGAGGAAGATTTTAGACACCCATATAGGGAAGCAACAAGAAATTACACAAAAGCACAAGTAGAGAAGTCATTATTACAACTGAAATACAATGAAATCTACAAAGAAGTGTTTTTATCAACACCTGGTACACAAAAAACTAAGGATCTTACCGCAAAGACAGACCCTGAAGCAGTAAAACTATCAGAACTTATGATTGAGTGTGACAGAATTATGGATGAGAGCCGAGGTATCAAGGATGAGCTTGACCTCACAGAAAGAGTATTGAGAATCAAAAGCTATGCTTACAAAATAGAATATGATTCTTATGAGAAAACACAGTAGGAGAAAGTAAATGCAGAAAGAAAGTCAACATAAAATGATACTTGATATCTTATCAAGCGGTCAGAGAGTAACTGTAAATCAATTAGCAACTAAACCTGTATACAGCATGTATGGTGCTAAAAGATTATCTGAACTCAAAGAAAGAGGGATAGATATAAAAGACCATTGGGTCGAGGCAGAGAACGGCAAAAGATATAAAGAATATTTCTTGCCAAAATCTGAAATTAAAAGATTAAAAAGAGGTAACAAAAAATGATTGAACAATATCATGGACAACTAAAATTAATATCTATATTAAAAGAACAAATAAAAGATGTTAAAAAAATATATAAATTGCCCGTAGAATCATCAACAGATGTCGGTGAAAAACTAGGAGAAATGTATTTTACTGGTTTTGATAGCGCATGTAAGGGTTTCGAGGAAGTGTTAAATTCTTTAGAACTTAATATATCTAACAATCTAAGCGAGTTGATGGATGAAATGCAGACTAAATCAAGAGGTAGAACGGATGAGTCTATCAATTAATTTCGGCAAAGGAGACAGATATAGACCTGTCGATCCTGAAAAGTTCAATAGGAACTATGACGAAATATTTAGAAAAAACAAAAAGGAGAAAGAAAATGATAGAAAAGATAAACGATCTAATTGATATGATTCCAGATACTGCGAAATGTATTATCATCATATCGGTCATAGCATTATTTTGGGACATAGTGCTTGGCTTATAGAAATAAAAAACTTTTGTCCCTCCTACGACAAATGCGCTGTATGAACTGCGGTATCAGTGATGGTACGGTTTGTGCAGCGCACAGTAACCAGTCTAAACATGGAAAAGGTACTGGGTTGAAATGTCCAGACTCATTGGTAGCGGCACTTTGTTATAAATGTCATTACGAACTCGATAACGGGAAATCACTCAGCAAGGAAGAACGTAGGCAAATGTGGAACGAAGCATATATCAGAACAATGCAAACATTAATAGAAACAGAGAGGTTGATTATAAGTGATTGAAATAGAAAGCAATATACCGATACCTAAAGTGTCTGGAGCAACAAAACACAGAGAAATGTATGAAGCTTTCGACAAAATGGATGTAGAACAGTCATTCGTTGTTGATGACATAAAAAAAATAATATCATTACGAGTACATGCAAAAAAAACTAATAAAGAAATATCTTATAGAAAGTTAAACCCGGAGATGTATCGTGTATGGCGAACAAGATAAAGAAAAAGAACCTACTAAGTTAAAACGAGATGCCAAGATGGAGGTCTACAAGTCGGGTCTCTTTACTCATGAAGAATTAGGAATACTTAATAACATCGATAGCGGTGTAAATGAGGACCACAGTGACTCTAATTTTCCTTGGGGAGTACATTATCACATGCAACTTTACATAGTAGAGAGGTATATGAGAGAAAAAAATGGAGAAAAAGAGATAAAAGTTCAAGATAATTCAGTAGAATTAAGAAAACAAGACGAAAAGATAAGAGAAGAATTAGATAAAAGAAAGTTTGGTGTAATGAATATCGATGGCGAAGAAGTTTCTGTCTTTGATTATATTAAGGAGAACAAAAATGAAAGCTGACATCTTATCTATACTAACTGCAAAGGCAATGAACCTAGAATTGCCAAGCCGTAACAATGATGCTATAACATCGTCTGATATCGCACACTTCTTGGGGACAAAAAACTTGGATAACAGAGAATACGACATGCTCATTGCAAAATATACAGACAATGATTATGCACGATCTATGCTTTTCGATGACATTTATGAGGATAGTTGCTTGATATTTCTCAAATACATGAAACCAAAAGAACTATTAGAGGACAGATTTTTAATGCGTCACCTTATTAATTTAGCGTTAAGAGAAGTCATTATGACTGTCTGCCCGTTTTGTCAGGGTCGTGGAGTTGTTAAATCTAAAGACAGTATCATAAAATGTCAGCACTGTGCCGGGTCAGGACAATTTATATATGACGATGACAATCGCCCAGAGTTTCTCGGATTTACCAAGGATGAATATTTAGAACTGAAAAAACCATACATGGAGATGTTAGAAATGGTTAAGAACATAGAAATAAATGCATTAGCCAAAATCGGTGATGAATAAAAGAAAGCCAATAAGCGCTAAAAAAAGGTTCGATATACTTGAAAGAGACAATTTCACCTGTCAAACCTGTGGCGCAAAACAATCTGATGATGTTTTACTTGAAGTAGATCACATTAAGCCAGTATCTAAAGGTGGTACAAACGACATAGATAACTTAGTAACTCTTTGTTATAAATGTAATCGTGGTAAAGGCGCAAGGATTTTAGGTGAAAAACAATCCATTAAGCTAGAAGAATCACGAGTTGATGAAATGCATAAAAAAATGTTACAAAGACAGGCTTACATAAAATACAAAGAAAAGCTAAACAATGCTGATGAGCAGCATCACAAGAAAATAGTTAAAATAGTTAACGATTTAATAAATAATCATTTCAATAGAAATTCAATTTATGTCAGCAAATACTCACTCAAACCAGAACAAATGAATAAACTTTACATATATCAAAAAAAACATGGTGTTGAAAAACTAATTGATTCTATTTTCGAAAATGAACATATGTTGATTCCTGAAATCATTGAACAGGACAAAGATTTGAGAGAAAGGACTAATCAATTTAATTTCGGGTTATTTTATAATGAGATTTTCAGAAAACTAGACATCAAAAAAGAGACTGATAAACCAACTGTAACTAGCTGCATTAAGTACTTAGGAGGTATTTTATACAATAGATTATGCGATTATGATTCCTGGGAATATAGTAGAGATGTCAGAAATGCCACAAGAGAAATACCCACAAATGAAAATAAGATAAAGTTTTTCGAAGAATATGCCCATCCTCATGCGAAAGAGATAATACAAGGTTCTGAATACAATGATTGGTATGCAGAATACATGAATATATCGCATAAATTTCTGCAAAAACTATGAAAACTTTAGAATTATTCTGTGGAACTAAAAGTTTTAGCAAGGTTGCTCATCAACGGGGATATGAAACAAAGACATTAGATAATGAGACTCAGTTCGATGCTGACTTTACTATAGATATTATGGACTTCGATATATCTATGTTAGATGGCTATAAACCTGATATTGTCTGGGCAAGTCCACCATGTCAAAAGTTTAGTGTAGCTGCATTAGGTCGCAATTGGCATGGCACGAAAAACGGACCATTTACTCCAAAGAATAAAGAAACCTATCATGCGCTAGAAATTGTCAAAAAGACAGTTCAGATCATAAAAGAACTAAATCCTAAATATTTTTATATAGAAAATCCGAGAGCAATGTTAAGGAAAATGAACATAATTCCATATCCATATGCCACTGTAACTTATTGTCAATATGGATTTAAATACATGAAACCCACAGATTGCTTATCAGATAGGACTCGCCATATTACAGGCAGAAGATGAACATTCTTAAGTGGACTAGTTCAATCATATTATCGAGTGGATTGTGCCTAACTGCTATGAACATATATCCATTAAACTTGTATATACAGTTTATAGGAGTGTTTGGTTGGCTAATTGTAGGTTATAAATGGAATGATTATTCGATTATCTTTATAAATGCGTTGGGTCTATTGATTCTAGGAAGTGGCATCATTTATACATGGAAGTAGCCCACACGATTGTATGAGCTACTTACTAGGGGAATCTAATTAAGTCCCACAATGAACATAATATCCATATCCATAGACTCTGCATTTACCTTTAGGCAGTTTACTTCCTTTATCACGATAGGACTCGATTATGTCTAAACCACCACCTGTGAAATAACCAACTGCATCGTCATAATCATAGAATTTATCTTCATCTATAATTGCATTAATATCTTCTTTCCAATTTTTCTTGTTACATATCTCGCCAAAGAGTTTGTCGTATTTAGCTTTATTATTTTTATCTTCTTTTATTTGGTCATTAATATTCATTTATTTCTCCTACACTTTTGTAAATTTGCCTAATTTCATAAATGCACTAACAACATCTTTATCTGTGTTATTTGTGCCACCATTTGCTTTGATTTCATCTTTCAAATGACCAACTATCTCGAATATCTCGCCAACAGTTAGTTCAACTTTCACTTTCTTATCATATACACTCATTTATTTCTCCTATGTATTTCTTTTGCTCTAACAGAATCAACTCTTTCTCTTGCTTTACCTCTGAGGAAATCTTCACTAGATGCAAAAGCCAAAATTTCTAGCTTTTCTTCCATAGAACATTTATCAACTAATCTCTTGTCAATTATTTCTATCATTTGTCTTTCAGTCAATTTCATTTGTTTCTCCTAGTTTAGTTAATTTATTAATATTCAATATCACCTGAAAAATGACCTAGTTTTTTTAGTATTTTTTGCAAGTTTCTTATTCTTGCTCTACTATCTGCATCATCATCTAAATAATCTTCACCATAACCAAAGGAATATATTTCATTCCATAAACTATCAACTAATAGTTTCTCTTGTTTTTCTGTAAGTTTTAATGTTGTCATAATTTCTCCTAGTTATTAAGATCAGAGATTATCTCCTTTCTTGTAATAAAGTATAACAGATTGATATTCCTTTGCAACAAGAACGTAGCAAATCGCCCAACTTTTTATGCCTAAATATGCAATAGAACATAGACAATATATATAGCCATAATCAGCCTTTTATTTGTACATTGACAATAAAGATCAGACACCTGGAATAAGCGCATTGAAATCGCCCAAAGCCTTTATATTCAGCCCTATAGAGAAGAATCACATATAGAGGAATATACAGTAGAGTATTTGTACGAATAGGGTTAGTTAGTAATTAGATAATAAAGAATAAGGAAAAGACTATTATTACTGCACACTTTCCCAGCCCACAATTTCCAGGTCACATAAATTCTCAAATCAGCAATTCAAAATTTATTACTACCCGTAATTTATTTTACCACAAGAATATATTTACTACAAGAATAATATTGTAAATAAAGTAAATATATTTATAGTAATTAAGGAACTAATCATTTACAATAAGGTGAGAGTGAATGTATTCCCGGTACTTAACTAATTCAGTTCAGATCCTGTATAATAATTTACCAGAGGGGTACGACCCCCTTTTTTATTTTATAATTATTATTGTAGTCCACTCCATATTCTCTTGGGGAATATATGTTTACCTTAATTACATGAATGACTACCACTACATATTGTGTAGGGCGAAAAATAAAACCTTTGGTCTAAA